ACGGATTAGTCAATAGCTGTACTTCCTTTCTCCCCATGATGGGGTCTACAACGCTGTCAATTTTACCTACTTCTTTACTGAAGGCTTTTTTTGCTAGACTCGCTCCCCCAAAAGTATAGAAGTCTGCAACTGCCGTCGCTATTGCCTTGCTCCCTTCGTTCGATCTCTGTGCTGCGGTCCCTTCGCCCCTTAGCGCATTGTAAGTGTTGTACGCCCCTAGCGCAGCGCTCAGGTAGGGTCCAGCGCTAGATGCGGTACTGCTCCCCGCTGCGGAAGCAACGTTAGCCCCGCCTGCCGCCATGTTGAGGCCGCCGCCTACCTTGTCACCCTCTTGGTACTGGTTGTACCCATTGTATGCTTGGTAGGCTCCCAATGCCCCTTGTGCCACTTGCCCAGCGCCTTGGGTAAAGGTTGTGCCCTCTGCGGGGCCAGCTGGCCCTACGGCTGAACCTTCCGATGCCGGGATCGTTTCCCCGGTAGACATCATGGTTCCCCCATCCACTGCTGTGCCGACGGGCTGCCCTTGGTAAATATTCCCAGAAGAGAACGCGGTCCCGCTGCCTGACAGTGTGGCAGGGCCTGACATACCGCCGCGGGCTGCCTCCTTGGCTTGTTTTTTTACGTAGTCCTTTGCGTACTGCTTGGCTAGCTGTTTTACCACCTCCTTCGTGGGGTTTTTGTTTTTGCCGGGTGCTTCTCCCCCTTCCGGCTGTCCGTACTGCGGATTTTGCGCAAGCCATTGCTCAAACGTCAGGGCTGGAGCAGCACCTCCCCCGCGCTGCCCTTCGGCAGCTTCAATCTCCTGCAACTCGGCAGGGGATAGGTACTTTTTGATGTGCTCAGGGATTGCCATTTACTTGATCCTTACAGAGTCCGGCAGTGGAATGTTTACTTGGTAGGCAGGAGTCTCGGCGTTAAGCTTGGCCATTTGCGTAGGATTCTGCACGTAAGCCCCCATCGCGTTCTGGAGTCCAAGCGAGTTCTGATAGGTCTGCGTCATCTGCGGTAGCAGCATCTCGGCAGTCTTCCTATAGGGCTCGTACATCTTTAGGATCTTCCTGTACGTGTTCTTGCTGTACTTACTGGCCCGAAGCGCCGCCTTTAACCGGTTAGCTTCATTCATATGCATAGCGCCTGTCTGCGCAGCTGAGTTATTAACCTGTGCTAAGCGATCCGCTTCGGCCACTTTTGTCAGGTAATCGTTCTCCGCATTGATCTGCTCGGCTCTGGCCCTTTCCACTTCTCGTAAATACTCGTTGTGTGCGTTTCGGGCCTTAGTCTCGTTATAGATGCCATAGGCGCCAGACGCTACACCGACGCCCTTGGCAATAGTATCCCAATTATCGGATACCCAATTTGTCCCAGTATCCCACCACGAACTATCATCGGCCATTGCGGTTCTCCAATATTAAGGCGATTCGTGAACAATCATCCAATCGAACGTGCCAGTCTCTGCGGCGCTGCAATCGAGATCAAAGCTAGTAGCGTTTACAATGTTGGTCTGCCAGCAAATAGCTGTGCCAGACGGGGCCGAACTCCTGGTAAGGACAATCCTGCTCCCTGTGGTGGCGCAGGTCGTGGCTACGGGAACTGCCGTGGTTCCGTTTGCGGTTGCCGTTCCCATGCACTTTGTTCCTGCTGTGGCTTCCTGAAGGGCCAGTGTCCCGGCTCCAGAAATTCTGTAATCGCCCGCAGCTAGCACTGCTGCTCCGGCGTTGATGATACTGAAAAGGGTGCCGGAGGTAGTATCTGCAACAACAAAGTCCGAGCTAGCGTGTTCAAGGGCGACTTTGAAATCTGCCGTGGCTACGTTGCCGAGGAAACATTCAATGCTACCCCCAGTGCTTGCTACTTCGTTAGCTAGAAGCCTACACCAACCTCCGCGAGAATCTCCAGTCGAGCCGCCGCTTGCAAGACGCAATGTGGCGTCGTCGTCTGCGTCCGCAGTGCTAGCTGAGATTGTATAAACCTGCCCAGCCGTAACGCCCCCATCGCCAAAGGTTTGAGTAAGCGCAGTATCAGAGCTTGCATCAAACGTAAAAAGTCTCTGCGGATCTGCGTCTACTTGGATTTGGAGGCTCGCCGCTGAAGAGGCTAGCGGCGTAATGACAGACGTATCAAAGTATCCAGTGCGGTAGCCAAGGCTTGCCGAACCAACGTCGTAGGTGTTGTCTGCCGCTGGAGTCGTGGACGCTGCAAGGGAAACAGTCTTTCCAGACATTGCCTTAATAACGGTGTTCCCGGAGCTGTCAATGCCTAGAACGCCAACGGTCGCTTGCCCGTCATAGCTCTGGGCCCCCAAGAGTCTACCGTTGCCGATAATCCCTGTGCTCTGGCTGATTTCGTCCTGTGCGTAAGCCGGTAGGCTTACCAGTAGTGCCAATAGGGAAAGCTTAAAAAGATGTTTCATAAAAGGGTTCTCTCTGTTTCACGATTATACTGTACTTGCTAAAACGCTGCCTCAAAATCCTCTAGATGATCTGGTAGGTGAAGTTGTAGCTCCAGACTTGACTGGTGACGTTCCCGCTAATCCACTTTACCTGCGCCGTGTCGTTCGCTACTACGCCGTTTACTTCTGCCCCTTGGCCCACAATGCTACCACAGAAGGCTGTTCCTGCTAAGTCCTCAATTGCTCCAAGGTTGGAAGCTATGGGTAGCGTAATCTCAAAGCTAGTCGCTGTCGCGGTAAGGCTTGGATCCGCCGTGAATCTACCAGACACGTTCACTGTGCTGCCTACCCGCATATACTGCGCTTCGGTCATAGTGACATTGGAATCTAGGTTGGCTTCCGCTGATCTCGTGGGTGTGTAAACCCCAGAAGCTAGGGTCGCTTCAAGCTTGTCGTAAATCGCATTCTTGGTGGGGACTTCTACGGATCCATTCCAGCCTACCCCGTAAACCTCATCCGGGACGGACTGATCTACTAACCACGTATTAGCGCTAGAGAGGTTTATACCCATTACTGGAGTGGCGTCGGTATAAAACAGCGTGCTATTTATCATTGCACCGACGGCATCTTGGGCATTCTCAGCGGCAGCCGCAAGAACTGCTTCGATCTTATCGTAAACGGCGTTTTTCGTTGGGATCGTAAGGCTTCCGTCCCATCCTACGGCGTAGGGGCTATCGGGGACTGATTGCGGCTGCGTAAAGACGTTGGCGGTGTTTATTTCCGCATAGGCGACTAGGGATCCGCTACTTACTCGGCCCTTCTGGTCTACCGTGACCATGTTGTAAGCGCCTGGCGTAACCGCTGTGTCGCTTAGGTTGAGCGTAATCGTTCCCCCAGGGCCAGCATCTACTATGACCAGGTTGGAGGAAACAGCAATGATTCTAGCGTTGGGAAGATCTGGATCCGCCGCAAGCAACAAGAACGCTAGATCTAAAACGCCGCTTAGGGTTTGGCTTTGCCCCGTAAGAGCTTCAAGCCATTTGCGGCCGATAAATGACGCTAGGTCCTTGGGCGGTCTTGCTACTCTTATCATCGCAGTATCGTCAAATCTACTTCGGCCCTAGAGAGAACTATCGCCATGTCGTCGGTAGACGAAATCTCAAACTGCCTGGACCGATAAATACCAAGCCGCTGAATTGATATTAAATGTTCAGTGTCTCCAATCGCGCCTAGGCTAATGTTTATGATGTTAGACCACTGGGAATGGCCGTCGTCTCGGTATCTCAGCATCAAGTTTGGAGTGCTGCTTTGCTCGGAAGATCCGCGCCTTGCTATAAATCGCAACTCTTGTAGGACTTTTTCCTTTAGCGTCCCGTGGTTAATATGCCCAGTTATGCGCAGGAATTTAAAAGGGGCCGTAGTGGCAGCTCCCGTAATGTCATTCCTTGATTCAGAATTTAGGCATGCAATGACTAACGCTCTCTCTTTCCCAATAAACGTTTTTCCAGAATTGAGATCGTATGCCGTCGCACGAAAGTCGTACGGTAGCCACTGCATGCCGCCTGTGTCCCAGTTTCCCCACTCTGACCAATCCTGAGATCTCGGATCGTACACTAGTGTTCGCTGCTGGGTAGGGAACCGAAATACACAAAAATCCTGGCCGTCTTTGTAGATTAGTCCGCCGATACAATCATCGACTACCGAGAATTTGGATATCTCTTTGTCGTACCTGCCGGAGATGAACTTAACATCAGTCCCCGTAAACTCTACCACCTGCCGCGAATGACTTAGCCATAATAGAGAATTACCGCGCCTAATGGGGGAGTATTTGGCAATGCAGCCAATGTCAATTTGACCGCCTGGAATTCTAGCAAAGGGGGTCTGCCCGTTGTTCTCCCAGATCTCAGTACTCGCTATGCCTAGAAGGTATATCTGCCTTTGGACAACGTACATCGCCCTAATATTGTCCGGAGATCCTTCCGCGCTCGCAAAGCTTAGCGCGCTCCAATCTGTGGCCGCTGGAGTGTCTGACCAATAGAACTTACTACTGCCGTCAATCGCTAGAATATATCCATCTAGAAACGCTACGTGAGTTACTGTTGCTGGCGCATCGAGATCTACTAGCTCTGTCACTACGCCAAACGCGTCGACGTAATGGATTCTCCCGCCGCCCGCCATAAAGGTATACGTGCCGTTATTGGCAAAGATAATCGGCACGCC